CGTTGTTGATCTGCACGTAGCGCGACGTGTCTTTGACCCAGTCGCGGGTATCCAGCCCGCCGTTGGTGAGATCGAGCGATTTAAAGTTGTAGCCGCGCGTGTGCTGGTTGCGGACGGGGACCCAATACGAAAACAGGAAGCCGTCCAGTTTGATGGCGGTTCCCTCGCAGATGAATTTGGGGCGATTCAATTTGTTGCCCGTGTTGGTGACGGTATGCTCCTGCCCGCTGGCCGTGACATTCCAGACTTCGCCCGTGGCCACCTTGCGCCAGATCAGGTCTGGCACATCGAGCGGCATCTCGTAGACGCGTGGGTAGGCCGTGCGGTTGATATTTACAACGCTGGCCTGGAGTGTCCACTCGACGCCATAGCGGTCCACGACTGTGAGCGTACCTTCATCTTCTTCATTAGGACAGGCCGCGATCAGACTCAAAAATGCCGTGTATTCGTCCGCCGCCTTGATCTTGATCGTGACCTTGGTCTTGTCCATCTCACGGACCTTACCGACGAGCGTGGGGGCGTTCTTGCCGCGTGAGATCGCCACCGACTTATAGGTGGGCATCACCTGCATTCGGTCTTTGTCTTCAATGCTGGCGGAGTAATTGGCGTCGCTCAGATCGAAGGCGGCGTCGGCGGATGCGCTTTGGTAGGATTTGACGCGCCACATATCTAGCCTCTCCTGCTAATGTATTCGATCACATCGGCCAGCGTGATCGAGTTCATGTCATTGCCTGGGAAGGTCAGCCCGTTGATGGTGAGGCTGTTGCCGTTGTTGTTGACCACGTTCGACGATCCGCCGCCTGAAGCGAACGCGGGCGCAAAGTGGACGCCGTTCAGCAAGGAGCCCATCTGGCGCTCCATGTTCTTCGCTTCCTCGAACATGCCGCCCACGAAGCCCTGCACTGCGAATTTGCCAGGCGCGTAGAACTTCTTCATGGGCGAGTGACCTTCGCCCGCGTCCATGATGGATTGGATGATGTCGTCAATAAATTCTTTGATACGGTCATACAACCAGGTGTACGCGCCCTTGATGCCTTCCCAGATGCCCTCCACCATGAATTTGCCAATGGAGCGGATCTGCGTTCCCATTGTTTTCATCTTGGCGACAAACTCGTCAACCAACGCCGTGCCTGATTTGCCCATATCAGGCTTGCCGCCTGTCAGGGCAGTAGCCAGAGAGAAGATAATCTGCAAAGCCGCGTCGGCAATCATGGGCAGGGCAAGGATGATAGCGCCCACCAACGCATTCATGATTTCGGGGATGGCAGGCACAAGAATCGGAATGGCGGCGATCAGGCCATAGGTCAATGCCAGGATCAACTGCAAGGCCGCATCTACCAGCAGGGGCAGGTTTTCGATCAATACTTGCACGATGGTGATGATGGCTTGCATTACGGCAGGGATGAGTTCTGGCAGGGCGGCGGCCAGCCCTGTCGCCAAGGCGATGATGGCTTGCAAGGCCGCTTCGATCAGCATGGGCAGGTTCGTCAAAATGGCATTGACCAACGCCAGCAGGATTTGTATCCCCATCGGGATGATGATCGGCAGGGCCGCCACGATGAAATTGAGCAGGGATGTCAGAATGTCGGTGGCCGCCGTCAGCAGGGTAGGTAGCGAGTTTTTGATGGCCGTCAGAATGGTCTGGATAATGCCCAAGCCCGCGGTGAGCATCTGCGGCGCGGAGGTGGCGATATCTTTCACGATGTCGGTAAACAGCCCCGCCAGCGCGGGCGCAAAATTGGACGTGCCTGCGAAGTTGGTGACGATGCCCGCCAGCCGTTGCAGAACGCCTGTGGCTTCGCCGAGAATGCCGCTGGTCAACGGTGCGAACGCGCCCGCCAGCGTCATGCCCACGCCCAGCAGACCGCCCTTCAACCCGTCCAGTTGATCCTGCAAGCCTGCCAGCGCGCCGATCGTTTCGGTGGAAACGACCGCGCCGTTCTTGCGGGCTTCCTCGGTCAGGCGCGCCAGCTCGCCCGTGCCTGCACGGATGAGCGGATTCAATTCCTGCGCGCTCCTGCCGAACAGCGACATGGCGATGGCGTCGGCTTCGGCAGGGTTCTCGAGCCCGCCCAGCGCGGTGATGACGTCGTTGAACACGTCTTCGCTCGAGCGCAGGTTGCCCGCCGCATCCACGACCGAGACGCCGATGTCCTTAAAGGTCTGCGCCTGGTCGCCCCAGCGGTTTTCCTGCGCAGCGGCCATTGCGCGCGTGAGTCGGTATTGCGCGCCCGTGATCGTTTCGAGCGAGACGCCCAACTGGTCGCCCGCGTATTTCATTTCCTGCAAGCGTTCGACGGAGATGCCCGTCTTGACGCTCATATCTGCAATGCCATCCGCCGCAGCTGCAGATGAGAAGACCAGCCCGCCCACCGCCGCGATGGTGGCCACCGCGCCCACGGCCAGGCCTGTCAGCATGGTCAGCGCGCCGCGAGCCATCGCCCCGACGCCGCCCAGAATGGTTTTGAACCCATCCCACTTGCCGCCCGCCTCTTCTGCTTTCGATCCTGACTCTTCCGTGGCCGTGGTCATCTCGGTCAGGGCGGTTTCGGTCTGGCCGAGTTCGGCTTCCATTTTGCCGAGCGTCTCGGTCTCTTTGTTGAGTTTAATTTCGAGATCCTGCGCGGCGCGGCTGTTCTCGCCCTTTTCGGTTTTGACGCGTTCGTACTCCTCGCGCAGAGCCGCCACCTTCAGCTTCTGGATATCCATTTGCCCCGTGAGACTCTTGACGCGCGCTTCGAGCCCCGTGGACGATGCAGACCAGTCGCCCAGGGTAGCCACGCCCGCGCGGAAACTGCTCTCCAAAACGCGCAGTTCACGGTTGGCGGCCTGCACGCCCGTCTTGAAGTCGGTGGTGTCTAATCCGAGTTTGCCACTCAGTTTCTCTGCGGCTTCAGTCATTACAACTCCATTTGATCCGCGTAGACCTTGCGCTCATTGCCTTGCTCGCCGCGCTTTGATTTCCAAATCGGATATCGCAACACAAACGGGATCAACGTCTCGATGTCGGTTTCGTCAATTTGATTTAGCGGCCAGTGGAACAGTTCCACCAGCGTACATTCCAAGTCCAGAGTCCAACTGCCGTCGGCGTCTATTTCGATTTCTTCGCGCTCGGCAGTGGGGTAGGGTTTGCCGTGGCGAGCCCGCTGGCACGCGCCACAATGCTTTGCAAAACAGACAGCATCTCGCTCACGTCGGCGCCTTCGTCCAGTTCAGCGACGGTGAACTGCTTGCCGAACGCCATCACCACCAACTCGGCTACGGCGTCGATCTCTTCCGTGCCGATGTTCTCTACGTTGAGATTTTTCGTCAGCGCAATGGCCTTCTTCAACACGCCCCACGGGATGATCAGGCAGGTGTAGGTCTTCTTCTCTTCGTCGCCTTCGTACAGCGTGATCTTGATCGGTGTCTGTTGCATGAGTTCCTTCTGAGTTCGATTCCCCTCCCCATCCTTCGGCTTCGACAATTACGTCTCCGCTCAGGACGGGGAGGGGTTATGGGTGGGGTTTCGGCGGTCGAGTAGCGTTCTCCGCCTACGCCGTGGCGAAGTCGTACACGTTGTCGGCGAAGGCCTGGCCGTGGATGTCAGTGACGCCCGTCACATTGATGTGATAGGTCTTCGCGGCAGTGAGCGCCGAGTGCGTGAGCGTGACCACCTTACGGGCCGCATCGATCGATCGCGTGACGCTGATCGCTGCGCCCGTATCCACGCGGATCAAGCCGATGCCATTCTCTGCACCGAGCCTCAGGGCGTTGTTGAAGGTGAGCGTGATGGCAACGCTGGTGGCCTGGCTGGTCGCGCCATCGGCAGGTGAAGGCGTGCAGGTGACAGCGGAAGCCGAAGGAGTATCGGGCGTCTGGACGGCGTCGAACCAGGTGGACGCATCGAAGCCCGTCACTGATGTGTCCCCTTTGACTTTTTTGAACGGGCGCGGATTGCCGTCGCCAACGTCAAAAATGTACTCGGTGTAATACGCGATGATCTTGAGTTTGGTGACCTTGGGATTGGGCGTATCGGTCTTGGTTTCGGCCTCTTCCTCGATGGGCATGAACTGGCATTTTTGATACCAGTAGTATTTGTACGTCCCATCCGATTTCAGCGCACGATAGCCAACGGCAAAGTAGGGGGGAGTTCCCCCATCGTCATACTGACGCTTGTTTACCGAATCCCAAAAGCGGCCCATGAGGGCTGTTTCAACTTCGAGCTCCAGTCCTTGGATCTCAATGTCGCCTTCCGTCTCGCCTTCAGCGAAATGCCCGCCCGATGCGGCATTATCGTAGTACGACGTTTTGCTCGACGACTTGGGCTTGAGGGTGATCTTTGCCAGTGGCGCCAGCGGAGCGGGCGTGCCTGGCGTGTACGCATCGGCGCTATCTTCGATTTCGGCGTAATAGAGCTTATCAACGCCAAGAACTTCTTTTTTAGACATGAGACACCTCCTTATAGAGTGTCGAGATAGTGGTAGTCCCGACGGCGGCCGAAGTGACGGGTTTGTCCGTCACGCGGCAGTTTGCCGCCAGAGCTTTTGGTGAAGCCCGCCGCAAGCATGACCGTGTCCACGTTATCGAACGCGGGCGCGCCTGCGCGGGAGTAGTAAGAAACTTGAATGCGCCAGAGACGATACGTCTCGACATTGTCGGCGTGTCGCGCAGAATCGTCGACCACGTCAAAGTACACAATGAACGCATCGGGCAGGTCGGCGCCGTTGGCCGTAAGATATTCATCATACGCAAACGGCACGGCGGGCGAGAGGTTGCCCAGCGCAGTTTTGACCCGTTCCAGGACGGTGGTCATGCGGACACTCCCAATCGTTCCAAGATGCGCACCATCGCGTCTTTCAATCCGCCCGTGCGGTAATATTGCATCGTCGGGCGCAGAAACGGCTCGGCCTTTTGGTTCGGCCTGCCATATTCTTTGTAGAACGGCGCAAGGTCTTCGCTGGTGTTGGCGCCGAGTTCGAGATAGATAAAATTGCCATCACGAAGCGGGCCGTTGCAAAACAGCGTGCGACCCGAAGCGCCTGTCCACGTTTCGGATGTGGAGCGTAGATTGCGATACAGCAACGACAGGATGTTCGGCTGATACCATTCCAGCGTCTCCACGACGGCCGCGTCCACGTCTTCGTTTGCGGCCTCCAGCGCTTCCAGCATGGGTCCAAGGTCGAGATCCCAACGTCCGCGCATTACAGCGAGCCTTTCACGCGCTCGACGCGGAAGACCGTCCAGCGGTTTTGGTTCTGGACGTTCTCAGGCGCAGAGATGATCTGCCAGCGCGCGCCGCTCGGATCGAGCAGGGCATACGATGGCAGGAGATCGCTTCGGTAACGGATCGTCACCGTGGCGCGCTCGATGCTCTTGCCCGCGCCGCCCTGTGCGAGCTCCTCCCCGTGGTCATGCACCCACTTCGACCAGACGGTCGGGTTGGTGGCGATGTTTGACCAGGACGGCACCTGCGCGCCGTCCGTCCCTTGCGTGAGGGTGGACGCTTGGAAGGTGATGCGGGTGCGGAGTTGCTCCGCCTGGGCAAAGGCGTCAGGCATTAGGCGCTCACATCGTCGGCGGGGTGCTTGAGCGCCACCACGTAGAGATTGTCGGAGAGGTCGTCTTCGTCGGTCTGCTCGATCTGGCCATCCTCGCTGACCACCGACTCAAAGGACTCGGTCTGGTCGCCTGTCACGCCGTAGGTCCCGACCAACAGGATGACTTCATCGCCCTTGCGCGCGCCGTCCAGAGCGATGGCGCCCGCATCGGTCAGTCCCGCAAATTCATATTTGCGATACTTCAACGCTTCGGCTTCCAACTGCACCAGCAGACCAGACAGTGCGGCAGGCGACTGCCCGACCAGGCTGGGGTTGTCGTACCAGGAAGTGAGCAACAGCCCCGCGGCCATGATGGCGGTGGGATGCTTGGTCGTGTCCAGCGTCCAATCGTGCCCGCTGGCGTTTTTCAGGTATTCGTCCACCAGCGGCAGGTATTGCAACATCACCGCGTCATCGGCGGTCGAGCGGATGAAATTGGCGGCTTGGGCGGCGGTCAGAATGTTGGACATGGCAGTGGATCGTTTCTATCGAAACAGACCAGCAGGGACGGGAGAGCGGAAGGACTCCCCCGTCCCTGGACTGGATGATTAAGCGCCCTTTGCTTTCCGCTTTTTGGGGGCGGGCGCGGCGCGCAGGACATCGAGCGATGCCGCATCGGCAGGAGCTTCGAAGGCTTCGAAGGCTTGGACGGCCTCGGCGACCAGTGTGTCAATCGCCTGATCCGCTTCCTGTCGTGCGTCCTGTGTGGCGGGCGCATCAGCGACGGTCCAGCCTGCGCGCTTGTGGTTGTCCACGTTGCCAGGATGGACGAGTTTCTGCTCATCGCCTTTGACCATGAGAATCCAATCGTTCATGGCCGTCACTCCACCACGTAGTAGAGATCGAGCAGTTTGCTTCCGTTCGGCGTACCGTTCACGGCAAACAGGTTCTTCTCGATCTCGTCGGCATCCACGGCCAACGAGCCGCTGTCGGCAGATCCGTCGAAGAGCTTGACCAGCACGAGCGCGGCATTGTCCACGATGTGCGGCATGCCGATCTTTTTGGCGATGCCCACGCTGACGGTGTCGGTGCCCGCGTGGACTTCCACGGGCAGGTCGATCTGCGTCACGGTCTTGAAGGCTTTCACGCCTTCCACCTCGGACGAGCCGTTCAGCGCGATGGTATCGGTGATCTCTTCGTCGGCGATGTTCGTGCCCGTGATGACCACGTTGCCCGTGATGCCCGACGCGTTGCCCTTCACCGTGACGGTGCGGGGCAGGTCGGGATCGGTGATGCCAGTCGTGATCTCTTGCACTTCATCGGTCAACGCAATGGCGGCATGGACGGCGGTCGCGCTGACGGCATCAGGCGCAACCTGGTAATGCACAACCGACGCGATCGGCAGAGCATTGGCTTCGCCCTCCACGGCGCCGTCGCGCTTGAAGCCATCTTCGCCGATGTACCAGGCGTCGCCGCCGTTCCCCATGTGGTTTTTGGTAACAGGGTATCCCATGCGAGTCTCCTTTCAATCAGACCAGGGATCGTTCAGGGGCGGACACGTGCGTCCGCCCCAACAAGATCATTCTTAGGCAGGCAGGGTGACCTTCAGCACGGTCATCGAGCCCGTGTCCACTTCCTGGGCATCGAAGCGGGCGATGCCGCGTACTTCGGTGCTGTTGGAACGCCAGGCCGAGCCGCCGATGGTGGTGCTGGAGAACTCGAAGGCGTTGCGGCGGAAGAGGGTCATGTACTCGCGGCCATCGCCAATGGCGATGCGGGCGCGGGCGGGGCCTGTCATGTTCGGCCAGTGGGCATCGCTCAACATGACCACGGGACGCCCCTTGACCTTGAACTGGGTCGGCGCGGTGGGATCAGGCTGTAACAGCGGACGGCCCGTGCCGTCTTCCAACTGGTCGAGCAGGTCGAAGCCGCTCTGGTTGGTGAAGATGCCCGCGCTGGCCGAGAAGGCAGGATCCAGCGTCTTGTTGAGCACGGTCTTGATGGCGCTCAACAGGGTCTTGTAATCCGCCACCGCAGTGCCTGTGATGGCATTGAGGAGCGTCAGCGCCAGGCTGTTGTGGGTGAGCACGACCTTCTTGCCGAACCACTTGCTCAGGTACGCCATCAGGTTGATGGGCGTGTCCTGCATCAGGCTGTTGCCCACGCGCAGGAAGTCGAAGAACTCATCCAGCGAGTAGTCCACCTTGTTGAACTTGGGCTGTTCGCCTTCATCGCCGTCGCCCTTGACCGTCAACTCAGTGGTGACCTTGGTGAGCGGCAGGGCCGCGGCGAACTGTTCGACGACGCGCCAACCCGTGAGGGTGTTCACGTCTTCGACGTTCACGTACTCAGCCAGGTCCACGTACTTGCGCATCAGCTCGCGGATCTTGTTGTCAAAATCCACAGGGTTGAGGAAGCCGCCGTCCTCGCCCGCAGGCGAGCCGCCCGTTTCGGTGAGCGCGTTGATCAGCCGCGGGAACTGCTCGGCGTTGTGCGTGCCGCCCTTGATGGTCTTGGGCGTGGCGCCCATGCGGAAGGCCTTGAGCCATTCCTGCATGTATTCCTTCGATGCGCGCAGGTCTTGAATCTCCTGCGTTTCGGGCGCGCCGCCCATCGGGGTGAAGCGGGTGGCAGGGTCGGGACCGCCATTGGTGGCGGCCAGGGCAGACAAGTACAACCCATTGGCGCTCTTGTAGTCGGCGACTGCGTTGTCCAGCGATCCTTGCAGTTTGAGCGCCTCGTCGAACTTGTCCTCATCGTTCAGGCGCACGATGTCCGACGCAATGCGATTGCGTTCGGCGTCCGCCTTCAAGACTCGGTCGTACAATTTTTTCAGGTCCATGCTCTACTCCTTTTTGAGATACATGTTTGCGTGAGCGGCGAGGCGCTTGGCCTGGCGCTCTGTTTCTTCGTTACCCGCGGGCGGCTGGATCGCGCTGGAGAGATCCAACAGCGCGCGCGGGACGTTGACATAAGTGGATTTCAGGACGTTGACAAATGCGGCCGTTTTCTGAATGGCGGCGGCCTTGGTGGCGCCGCTCAGGATTTCATCGGCAAACCCGTAGGCCACGGCCTGGCTGGCCGTCATCCAGGTCTCGTCGTTCATGAGTTTGGCGAGCTTCTCGGCTTCCATCTTGGTGCGGGCCTGATAGCCCTCGACGATGCCGTCCTTGATGACCTTCAGATCGTTGATGAACGATTTGAGATCCTCGATGTTGTAATAACCAAGCAGGCCCAGCAGGGGATTGTGGATCATCATGTAGGCGCTGGCCTGGATCTGGACACGGTCGCCCGCGAGCGCCACCATCACCGCGGCGGAGGCGGCCACGCCGTCCACTTTGACGGTCACCCGTCCAGGGTAGTCGCGGATGGTGGCGGCCATCACCGAGGCGGCGATCAGGTCGCCGCCGTAGGAATTCAGGCGCACCGTCACGGGTCCGTCCTTGCCCTTGCCGTACAATTCGTCCTTGAAGAGCTTGGGCGTGATCTCGTCGCCCCACCACGAAAATTCGGAGATGGGGCCGTAGATCTCCAGTTCCGTCTCGCCGCTCTCGGCCTGGGCCGCGTCGCGGAAGGTCCAGAAGGGTTCGTGCGGTTTGGCGTTTCCGCTGAAACAGCGAATCAGGTCAGACATTGGACTCTCCTAGGTTGTAGTCAATCGGCACCACGCCCGCATTGCGATACAACTTATCTGCGGCGGGATTGGGGTCGCGGGGGGAATCTTCGATTTGGCGCGCTTGATTGGGCGTCATACGCATGTTTTGGATGGCGGCGTTGAGGTAGTCGCCGCGGCTCTTGGCGTCCGTGCGGAAGAGGGCGGAGCGCTCATAGCGGAGGTACATATAGCCCTGTTCCTCTTCACTCAGCCACTTGATGCCGCCCACCTGCTCGTCCTGCACCAGGTAGGGGTCGAGCGTGGTCGAGAGATAGTCCAGGTTGTTTTGCTCGTTGCTTTGATAGGCCTGCTTGCCAGTGTTGAGTTTGTAGGCGGGCATGCCGAAGAAATTCATCACGGCAATATCGTTGTCCTGCAACAGGCTCAGGAATTGCACATCGCGCGGGTTCATCGTGACGGGTTCAAACTTCGAGACCTTTGTGTCCAGGACGGCAAAGCGACTGGCATTGACTTCGCCGCTCATCGTTTCCTCGTACATCCCGCGAACTTTCTTGCGCTCTTCGGGAGTTGAATGGCCGTTCAGCCACAAAATACCCGCCGCGCTCAACCCGTTTTTGAAGAGCGAATTTTGGGATGCGTAGCCCGCCAACTGGCGGCCGATGGTCTCGCGCGCGAACTGCACCACGCCGCGCCCGTTGAAGCCCGTCTCGTCTGGGTTGATCATGGTGTGCGCTACTTCCACGGCGGGAAGGTAGGTCTCATGCGAATCGCCGCGGAAGCGAGTGGCGTACCACAACTCGCCTGCGCGGTCGAACACGGCATAGGTCACTTTCGACGGCAAAATAAAATGCTCGCGCGGGTAGGCGGGGGGCTGCCAGACATACGCATTGCCCCAATAGATCAGCCACTGCGCTTTTTGCTTTTTGAATTGGAACGGCGTCCACCAGCGGTTTGGTTTGCGTTCGGTCAGCCAGGCCAGATTGTTCGTGAATGGATCTGGGCGCTGACGTTCGATCTCTCCGCTGCGACGGCTGATAAAGACCTGAAGTGGGAGCTTAGCCATATCGTCGCTGAGAATATTTCCACAGCGATAGGCGGTCGCCACATTCTTGGACGACTCCACGGTGACGACCTGTCCCGATCCTGTGGCCGAACCGCCGATCATGCCAACCAATTCCTCGACGGAAATTCCCTCGGTTTTACGCACCACATTGGCGGGCGCAGTGACCGAGCGAGATCTGGACGATATTGCTTTTGAGAGAATCATTTCCGTTTGCTCCATGCGAGCAGAAAGGCGTACAGCAAACACTCGGCGCCGCCCACGAACCAGGCGGAGATTGCGTTGAGTTGATAGGCGCCGATCAACACCAGCAGGAAGCCAGCAAGGATCAGGGCTTCCTCGGCGTATTTTTTAGCAAGCGCGCGCAGGGACGTTTTCCGTCTCATTCGCCTTTCCTTGAGCGCTCCTGGATGCGCGTGTCGTGGGCAGTGAGCACGCCGTTCATGCGCGAGACCTCGGAGCTGAGGGATTTGATCTCGTCGCCGAAGCGGGCGGCCAGCGATGCGATGGCGGCGCTGAATTCTGCGCGCTGTTCCTGCAAGAAGGCCTGCCACTTGTCGTCACGGGCTTCGAGCGCGGCGTCGCGTTTGTCGAGCGAGACCATGAAGCGGTCCACGATCTTGAGCGTGAACCAGATGAAAATAAAGACCAGTGGAATTTGGATGAATAAACCCACGTAGGGTTCGACGCTGGTCAGATCCATGTATTAATTCCTTGCCACCCAAAGACCCAACGGCGCGCTCATGGACTGGACGAACTCGCTCCACGAGTAGCCTTCCGTCAGGTTGGTGAACGGGTTGTAGAGATGCACGACGCCGCTGTTGACGCCGTGGGGGTAGACGCTTTCGACGACGACCCAGTGACCGACGCCGCTGGGTTTGAGCCTGCCGAATGTGGTTTCGATTTTGACGCCCACGATGGCCTGATGGGTGACGAGCATCTTCTCCATGCGGGCGGGGGTGACGAGGGCGCGGCCAAGGATCGGATCGCGCAGTCCCGCGTCGAGGCGGATGGGGTCGGAGCGTTCGTAGACGGCGAGCATGGACGCCAGGTCGGGGAGTCCTGTGGTGCGGGCGCGTCCGCCGTAAAAGACATTGTTCCAAATGGACGGGGCTTTGGCCTGCCAGTCGGTGAGCATGGCGCCGAGGTCGGATCGGGCGATGTAGCAGACGCAGAGTTCGCCGCAGAGGTTGTATTGGACGTTGCCGAGCCAAACCATGTATTGGGCGGCGTCTTGTGGGTTTTCGGTTTGGTGGGGGATGGAGACGATGGGACGGTGGTCGTGCATGTCGAGCGGCTCGATGAAGGGCGCGTATACCCACCCTTTGTAGGTGCGCTGGCTGGTCTGGTAGATGACCTCGGCCCAGGTGGTGATCTGGCCGCTGTAGACCATGTCGAAGGTGATGCCCGTGGCTTGGATGCGCGAACCGAACGGCATCTCGCAGAGGAGGTTGCCGCCTGGCGTATCGCGCAATCTGGCATGTGTAACGACCCAGTTGTTCCAGTCCATGAAGCTCCAGAATAGTTAAACAAAAACGCCCGACGCCTTTGGAAAGGCGTCGGGCGCAATACTCCGACAGGTGTCTCGGATAAGCCCAAGACTGCAATCAGTTGTTGAAATTATTATAGCACGAGTTTTTCAGGGCGCAAGATAGATTTCTGCCATTTATTAAATGACAAAAGCGCTGGGTGAGGGGGACACCCAGCGCTTTTGTCGAGCGGGATTATAAAATAACTTGAACGCCTGTCAAGACTTCGGCAACCTGAATCGCCTC